CGTTAGCGATGAGTCCACCGAATACACGACGAACGATTGGGAAAGCAACAGACGCGAAACCTTCAACGTCACCTGCAGACATGGAGGAAGCCTCCTTAAGTAACTGCGCGGCTTGGTTTTCGAGCAAGCGTGCCATTGTATTTTTTGAGTTATCACCTGAAAGGCCCTCAAGAAGTCCTGTACGTTCCCACTTTTCAAGAAGGGCTGCGCCTTCCTGCTTGAGACTTCTATCGACAATGCCTTCAGTAAGTTTTTGTAAAACAGACATTTTTTAAATTCTCCTTTTTGTTAATAAATTAATTATTTGTCTTATTCTATACCTGCTAGAGCTTTCCAACGAGGACTAATTTTATATTCGTCTTTCGCAGGTTTTCTCTTTTTAGCAGACGAGAGCATTGTTGAAGAATTTCTGTTAACAGCCTCACTCAGTGATTCATATGGCTTCTTGCTGGAAGTGCCCACTGCGCTTTGAAGTGTTTCGAAAATAGTTTTAGTTTCTTCAACGGAAGTTGATTTTGATAAAGCTTCGACAATTTTATCTTTTTGCCGCTCATTCAAGGAGTCGTTTGTCAAAATCTTATTAGTATAAACTAATTTTGCATTAAGTGTGTTGGACTCATTAATTTTATCTTTTAATGTGTTTACAACAGACTTAAGTGTTTCAATATCTTTTTCTTTTTTCTTAAGGGTTTTCTTAAGTGACTTTTGGTTTTCATCCATCTTGTCTAAAGCATCTCTAAGTGCTTTCTTTTCTTCTTCCTCTTCTGAGGTATCTGCAGCATCTTTTGCTGCGTGAACTTCTGCAGCCTCTGCATGCGTTGCATCTGGCGTACCTTGCCAGCCAGACTTTTGAGGCTCATCTAGTACTTTAAGTGATTCAAGAAGATCGTTTAGTGCTTCTTCATTGACCTCAACGGCTTGTTCCGGAGTTCCTTCTGAAGCGATTTCTTCTAAGATTGCCTCTGTTATGTCTAGTTGACTTAGTGCCTCAAACAAAGGTTCTTCAGGATCTTCTTCGGGAGGCAGGGCGCCTGTGATTGACTGTGCTAAATCTTCTTCACCGGGTAATCCTGCTTCTTCATCTGCATCGATTGCTGCAACTTGATCTTCAAGTGCGTCAAGGTCCAAGTTTAAA